TGGAATCGCGCAGTTCTCCATTCGCTCCGGTCACGTCGACGCCGAGTTTCTTGTATGCCGTCGCCGCCGCACCGCTGCCGTCTCTTGCTTCGTTCATGCTGCGGATCATCTTCGTGATTGAGCCGGATACTGTCTCAAACGAGACGTCGAGCCGCTCTGCTGCAAATCTCCACACCTGAATCTGTTCCGTGGTCATGCCGGTGGTCTGAGAGAGCCTGAGCGTCTCGTCTGCGGACTGCGCGGTCTTGACAGTAGCGTTCACCATGGCACCTACAAGCTTTACCGTGGCGGTGGTAAACAGCGCGGCTTTGGCTGTCGCACTGTCCATATGATTGAGGAACTTCGTCATTCCGGCGGGCAGACGGATGCCGAATACATCGGCAAGTTTCTCCGCGCCGTCACCAAGTCCTGAGTTTTTCTGAGATAAATTGTCGGCGGCTTTTGAACCTTCCGCCATCGCTTTTGTGTTCTGCTCGATCGCCTGCGTGGTTTCGGTTACGGCGGTTTCCGCCTGGTTTAATGTGTTTGCCAGGCGCAGGGTGCGCTTATCAGCCTCGCCGTATTCGGCTTTCGCTTTTTCATACTCCGAAGTCAGAGCGGCAACCTTGGATTTTTGCAGGTCAAGCGATTTGCCGAGGATCTCATTTTTCGCGGTGAGACCCTCGGCTGACTTTGCGTTGTATTTGAACTGAGCTTCGTTCTTCTTGAGTTCGGAATCGAGGACGCGCGACGCGCCACTGATCGCATCCATCTGTTCACGGAAGGTTTTTTCACCTGCCAGAATGATATCTGTTCTGATGGTCGGCATAACGGTTCCTCCTGTGAGTTCTATTCATCGCCTCCTGGCTGCAAGTCAGAAGGCGGGTTGTTGAGTTCTCCGTGCGCAAGCATGAGCGCGCGTATTTTGTTCGGTGTCATGCGCCAAAATTTCTCCTCCGGAATTCCGATTGAGAAGCAAAACGCCATTGCAAGTGCCGTCCCGCTCGAACAATATTTTGGCGCGTTGGTCAGTTTTTTTCGGGATCCTCCGTCGCAGATTCATATGCTGCGTTCATGACATCGATGACCTGCTCGTTGACCTTTGTGTATTCGGTCGGCGTCATGCTGTGTCGCAGATCGCGAATCGTAAGCGGATGCTTTGGCGCTGTCGCGCCTTCGTCCGCCGCGTAATCCCCGGCTTCGATCGCGTCGTTGATGAGGATGAGGATGAGGTTTTGAACCGCGTGTTTCTGTGCGCGCAGCTGCTCAGAAGTCAGCTTCTGAGGCAAAACGATTGGCTCAGCGCCTTCCTCAACGACGACCTCCGCGATCTCTTCTGGAACTTCTGGCTGCATCACAGCGAGAAACGCTTCGATCGATCCATAGTCGTCCTCGATGGTGTCGATGACGCTCATATTGAAGCTGACGTTATACGTCACTCCGTTGACTGTCATCGGGTGCGTCTTTTTCTTGAGCTCACTCATAGATGCCTCACGCGAAACCGAGGAAGTCTTCGATGTACTCCAGCGCAGCCGCAGCAGACGCATGCTCGGTTCTGTCTTCAAGAACGCCGCTCACGGGCTTCATCATCTCGGATTCGAGTTCAGGTGTCTGATAGGAAGTCTGCTTCTCTGCCGTCTTGTACGACGCCTTCGGCGTGGTGAACATCAGACGCGGGAAAATGTTCGCATAGAAGTGCTCGGCCTTCGCCTCATCGTTTTCGATGGTTACGAATCCAAAGCCGACTTCGTTCGGTTCGTCTCCGACCTTCACGAGCACCTGTGCGGGGGTCGGCGTCTGACCCGTAGTTGCAGCGTTGAACGTATGACCACCGATCAACGCGCGCGCCTGTGGTGTGATCCTCGTAACGCCAACTTTCACGGTTCCGCCGATCAGCTTCTTTTGCGACCCGATCGGGTCACCATCAGCGTAGATCTTTCCACCTGTGTCATACTCGTACTCGACGTCGCCCTTCATCGCTTTTCCGGCGATGGTCGGATCGGTGTATGTGACAACACCATCGGTATCGACATACTTCGCGACTCTCGGAAAAAGCATGTTTTTAAACATGGTTAAGTCAGTCCCTTCTGTTGTAGTTTTTGATTCCAGATATCCTCCGCAGCTTTTTCAAACTGCGCCGTTCCGTTCTTTTCGGCGGTTTCAACAAACCGAGACCCCGCGTAACGGGAGCTTCCGTAGTTATGAACGAACGCAATATAGGCGTTTCTCACGCCTTTGTCGTTTTTCCCCATCGGGTAAACAGAAATCTTTCGGACACCTTTCACAGTTCTGGGTTTTCCGGAAGCTGATATCGAAGCAATCATTTCGCTCGGGTTTGTTTTCACCGCTATTCTTGCGGAAGAAATCCACGCCTCGCGATAGATTCGTGCCCCTTCAAGCAGTATCTCGTCAGCAGCGTCACCAAGCAGTTCGCCCGATTCTTCCAGCTGCGATATCAGCTCGTCTAAGCCTTCGGTTTGCATGCTCGCCATATCACATATCCTCAACGATCAGTATCGGTATGTGAAAGAGCTTGGTGTCGGTCTCGAATATCTCTGGCCCGACGCTTTGAATGTGGTACCCAGCGGACTTGATCGCCGCCTTGATCGTGTCGATAGCGCTGCGCCATGCGCTCTTTGTGAAGTAGTCAACCGAGTACATACGTTCTCCGGCGACCGCTTCCGCGTCTGCGAATGCTGTGTCATCCTCGTTGACCATGTTGTAGGTGATGTAGCTGGTGGCTGTCCCCGTGTAAGGTGCCGACGAAACGGGAAGCCCCGTCGCGGCCAGAGTAGCTTCGAGACTCATAGGCTCGTCCTCCTTGTGCAGGAGAGTTGCACAGTGTCGATCTTGTCAACACCCGAATACCCTTGGCGCGTTGACCCGCCAGATGGGTTGCTGAGTTGATAAGATCGAACGATATCGTAGACATCGCTTCCGTGAATCAGGCGCTGCTGCCCGCTAAAGTCAAGTGGGGAAACCTCGAATATCGCGTCGATCGTATGACCCGCGTCGAGCGCCGCATAGTACTCGGATCGGTTGGCGTCCTTCTTCTCCGCCCAGCAGTTTTTCCGGCTGACCTCGGTTCCGGCGGCGTTGTACGAGCCGCTGAAATTCATGGTTACCAGTGTGACCCAATCTTCTCTCATGTCGTTTCCCTCGTTTGCTGGAACCAACGATCGCGGATCATGACGCGCAGCCACTCTGGGTCGTTTTTGGCATTATCCCTGTTGTTGATGCGCTCGACCGCAAGGTCTGCCACAAGCGTGTTATCTCCGATCGTGTCCTCGAGGATAATACCTTTCCGTTCGAGCTCTTCCGCCGCCGCGGCAATGCGCTGCGTCCAGTAGGTAACAAGAGGAGCGGGCGTTTCCACGCCCGCCCGCTCTTTCCGCGCCTTGACCAGGTCAAGCGCAGTGCTTGCGTTGTAAGACATACCCGCTCCTCCTGTCTGTCGTTTTGGTTACGCCTTCGGCACGCCGATGACCTTGCCGGACTTGATCACGCGGCCCGCGCCGTCGAGTTCGACCACGGTGATGGTCTTGCCCGCAGCGATGGTGATCTGCGTGGTGCCGGACACAAGCGCGGTGTACCCGACCGGGGTTTCTCCGCTCTTGGGCTGGAGGTCGCCGATCTTGAACTTGAGCGTCGTTCCGCTGGATTCTGCCCCGGTGACGGTGAGAACCGTATCGCCGGACGCGGTGCCTGCCGCGGCGGTCACGCCGAGGACACCCAGCGCGGTGTTGGCATAGTCGGTTGCGAACGTGGAGGTGGTGGCCGCATCGGTGTTGTCATAGCTGACCATGACAAAACCTTCTGCGATGACCGGCTCGCCATCGTAGCGCGCAAAGCCCTTGAAAACCGTCTGATTTTCGAGGAAGCGCACGTGCTCGGACGGCTCGAACTTCTGCCCTTCGCGCTCGGCCATGAGGTAGAGCGTTCCGAAACCGCCGACGATCTCGTAATCGCCAAGCATTTCGAGCTCTTCGACAACCCCGCCGACGACAGGAAGCGTGTTCTCGCCTGCCGAAACGAGCGCAGGGATGTTGAACGCGAGCGCTTTCGCACGGATGTCGTTGTGAGTCTTCCGGTTCATGATCCAGACGGGTGCTCCGTCGGAGTATTCCGGTTTCGCGACGCCCAGCTTCTGAATGAGCGATACGAAGAACGCTGCTCCAGTGCTGGCAGCCGCGTCGATCTTAAGGATGTTGGTCGAATGG